AATTAGAGCGGGAGGAAGGGTGATGATGAGAGTTGGGATCGCAACCATCACCAACACCAAACGGTAGAAGAGAGACTTCGTCACGAGATCCCGGATCTCAGGGCATTTCCGCCAGATACGGATTTCACGGATCAGAACGGGAGCCTTCATCCTTTGTCCCCTTCCGTCGATACTCGGAAGTGGTCTCTCAGGGCCTCTTCGGTCGGGAAGTTCTTCCAACCTTCGGACCCGCAATTCACGGTCCAGTAAGGTTCTAACCACACCCAGGATCCGTCTTCCAGCTGGGTGGGGAGATAGGAAAAGGTTTCAAACCCCCGGTACCCCCTCGCCCGTCTCTGGGCTGCGGTCGTGCCACGCCATCGCATGCTCATACTCCTTTTCTGATGTCAAAAGGGACATACAGGTTTTGATGTGTATTTCCAAGTTGACTTTTGCTCGATTTCGCGAAACGAAAGTCATATTGCGCGTTAAGCTAAGTCAAAGTATGTTCCCCATCAAGACGACTTGTTGGGAATTTGATGAACAACCCATACGTGGAGGAGCTCCTCCGTCGAATTGAGAACCGCTACGCGATCGATAGTGCAGACATGCCTATGGGTGAGTGGCTCTGTCAGAACACCACGCTCCGCGGTCGACCCTTTTCGTTCAGCAGATACCCGTTCCAGCGCCGGATCGCGGATGACATGCATCCCAACATGGACGTGATCAAACCCTCCCAGGTCGGGTTGTCGGAGATCCAGATCCGGAAATCCCTGGGCTTCGTTGCCCGGAACCGGGGCACCACGCTCATCTTCACGATGCCGAACGAGAAGATGTTCAAGAGGATGTCGACGACGCGGATCAAACCCCTGGTCGACGAGGAAAAGGTTTTCAATCTGGAGACCCGGACCGGCGAGAAGCCGACACGAAGCATGGGACTCTATCAGATCGGTTCCAGCTTCATGTTCGTCACCGGGGCGACCGAGGGGGATGCGACCTCGATCTCGGCGGATGCGGTGATGAATGATGAGGTTGATCTGACCGATCAGCAAATGCTGGCGCTGTTCAACTCACGTCTGCAGAACTCCGACTGGAAGCTCAACCAACGGTTCTCCACCCCTACCTTCAGCCACTTCGGGGTCGATAAGGGTTATTCGGTCTCGGACCAGCATTCATATCTATGTAAATGTGACGCCTGCAATCACTGGAACGATCCCCGGTTTGTGCCGGAGCACGTCGAGATCCCGGGCCTGCCAGACGATCTGAACAGCCTGACCGAGATCGATGAGACGATGATCGATACGGGACGGCTGGATCTCGTGAACGCCTATGTCAAATGCGAGAAGTGTCACGCACCCCTGGACCTCGGCCGCGAAGAGAACCGGGAGTGGGTCCCCAAGTTTCCCTCTCGAACCCACCACCGGGGTTTCCGGGTTTCCCCCTTCTCCACCTCCCGGCTCGGGGTCGAGTACATCGTCACCCAATTGCTGAAATACAAATCGCGCGACTACCTCCGCGGCTGGTACAACACCGTGCTGGGAGAAGCGTTCACGGACGGAAACTCCCGGCTATCGGATGCCGACATCCATGCCTGTTTCACCGGCCAGATGAGCGTCCCGGAGATCGACAAGGAAGCCCCCAGCTGGCTGGGGATCGACATCGGGCAAACCTGCCACCTGATCCTCGGCCAGGGGTCCTCCACCCACCGGATTGCGGTCGCACTCTTTGAGGAAGTCCCGATCAAGGATCTGATCCCCAGGGTTCAGGAGCTGCTGGCTACCTACAACGTCATCGGCGGAGCCTGCGACCGGTATCCCTACACCCCGACTGCCGATGAACTCTACGAGGTGACCGACCACAAAGTAATCCCGGTGGAATACCGAGGCCAGAAGGAGGTCAATCTCGTCAAGGACCAGGTCAGCGGGGAGATCACCCATGCCCAGATGAACCGAACCAAACTCATCGACGTGGCCGCAGCCTGTATCCGAGGGAAGAGGGTCAGCTTTTCAGGATACGGCAACCAGAAGGCGGTCATCACCGAGCATCTGAAAGACATGGTTCGTGACGAGAACCCGGAAGTCGAAGCCAAATGGGTCAAGCTCACCGGCAACGACCACTATTTTCATGCTCTTGCCTTTCTATTGGGGGCCCTGAAGCTGAAAGAGACGCAAAATCACCTCTTTACGGACCCGCGTGGCACTGTGGCCGTGATCGGGGTGGAAACCAAAGAACTTCATGGAAAATCCCTCGGGTCAGGTCGAAAACCCGCCGGATCCCTGCTTTGACCCAATTTCTCAAAGTCGTATCTATGTTTGACTGGGTTTAGTCTGCTATATATGCAGTCAACCTAGTTGAGGACTTTGAATGGCTGGCCCCATCGAACGTTTCCTGAAGGTCATCACGCCTCGTCGCGCGAAGGCCGGCGGGATCGCCCAGACCAACACGTACTCGGCGGATAGGACAGGTCAGGTCCTGACCGCTCCGACGTACAATGAACATCGTACGGACATCTTCGCTTCCCGCCAGGCGGAAGACAGTAAGAAACTCCTGCAATCACTCTTCGTTCACGACCCGGATGTCTCCGCTGCGGTCAACGCCTTCCTGACGGTTGCTGATACTCAACCGATTTTCAAGGTGCTCGACGCTGACGGCGCGATCGATCGTCAGGGCATGCAGAGCCTGAACCAGATCATTTCGGTGATGACTTCGCGCTACGACTATTCGAAGGGGTTTGAGATCAAACCGACCTTCCGGCAGCTGTGCGAAGAGATGCGTTACATGGTGCTCCTCCGGGGCGGGCTGGCGGAGGAGCTGGTTTTTGACAAGAACCAGGCACCGGTCGAGATCCGTCACGTCGATATGGCGACCTTGGAGTGGTACGAGGTCGAGCCCAACAAATTCATCCCGCAACAAAGGGCCCCGGCATCGAACGAGGAGATCTCGCTCGATATTCCGACATTCTTCGTGTCCTTCTTTCGCCGGGACCCGACGAAAATCCACACCTACTCGCCGTTCGTCAGCTCGATCAACACGGTTGCCGCCCGACAGCAGGTGATCAACGACCTCTACCGGATCATGCAGTCAACCGGGTTTCCGCGGATCGATGTGAAGGTCCTGGAGGAGGTTCTCATGAAGAACGCCCCCGCGGACGTACAGGCGGACCCCAAGAAGAAAGCGGAATATGTTCGCAGCCAGCTGACGAACATTCAGTCCCAGGTTGCAAACCTCCGTGCAGACCAGCCCTTCATCCACACCGACAGCGTGGAGATGAGGATCTTCAACGAGAAGAACCCCGCCAACGGGTTGGATATTTCCTCGGTGATCCAAGCCTTGAACGCTATGAACCAGGCGGGACTGCGGTCCATGGCAACCATCCTCGGGCGAGGTGAGAGTGGTGTGAACACCGCCTCGGTCGAAGCTCGCATTTTCTCGATGAATGCCGAGGCGATCAACCAGCCGATAGCTGAAGTCCTGAGCAAGATGCTGACCATGGCCTTGCGGGTCGTGGACAAGACCGAAAGCCGGGTGGAAGTGAACTTCCGGCCGGTGGAGCTCCGCCCCCTTACCGAACTCGAACCGCAGTTCACCATGCGGGCCGCGCGCCTGAAGGAAGACCTCTCCCTCGGGATTATTTCCGACGATGAATACCATCTGGAGATGTACGGCCGCATCCGACCCGACAGTGCTCCCGAGCTCTCAGGCACAGGCTTCATGAACCAGAGCTCGATCGGAGTGGATGAGAACAAGGTCACGCCGAATTCCGACCCGATGGGACGGTCTCTCAGCCCAGAGGGAAGCAAATCCGCGAACGGGAGTGACGTCACCAAGAAGGACGGCAACTCATGAACATCTACGAATTCGTGGGGGTCGTCGAAGGCAAGGTGATCTACAAGCAATGGCCGTCGCAAACCTATGTGACGGTTGCAGACGGGACTATCCCTGTCAGCCTCATTGGTCGGTACTATGTGTTCGAAGAGATCAGTATCATCTACGATCTCGATACCCCTGTCATTGATCCCCTCCCCACTCCGCCCAACCTGTACACGACGGCACAGTCGGAATTTACAGACACTTCCCACATCAACTTCCGGAGCAACTGGGAAGTTGTCGGGGGTGTGCTGAAGTCCCTGGGGGCCAGCAACAACGATGTCCGGATGGACTTCGATGTTCCGATCACCGCGGGACGCCCGCACGTCGCGGTATGGGAGCAATCGGTCGGGACCTCCGGGTCCTACAAACTTCTCTTTGGTGGAGACGGATCAGCCCAGGGTCAGAACCGCAATGCGACTGATGATCGACATTGCGCCGAGTGGTTCCCGGCGTCGGAGATCGACGGCAACTTCACCCGTTTCGGCTTCAACCCGACGTCGCTGTCCACCGACGTGGAATTCGACAACGTCAAGGTCTATGATGTCTCTTCGACGGATCCCACCCAGGTCGCTTGCGATGTGATCCTGGTCCTGGGTGACAGCATCGTCACCAATGCAGTTTCCGATCCTGTCACGAGTTCGAACGTCAACACGCCGTTCGACCCCCGCTGCTGGTATATCCCCAGCCTCCTGGACAGTCCTCAAGCGAACGCCCTTACGGGGTCTGTCCGCCATGTGCCTCAACCTCTGTTCGAACCGGCTCAGTCGGCTTCGAACGCGCAGCGTATCTCCCCCCTTTCGGCTCTGGCCTCGAAGATCGTCGGCTATTCGGCCACCCGGAATGGCCGTCCCCTTCTGCTTCTTTCGTGCGGCAAAGCAGGTACCGGCCTGAATGGGGATGATGATTGGGACAAGGACAGCACGAAGCCTGACACCGGTGGTGTCATGTATGCCGAGTTCCTCGCTACGGTCGCCGCGATGCAGGCCCTGGGGCCGGAACATCAAATCATCGGGGCCGTGGTCTCGCTCGGATCCAACGATTTCACCGGGGTTGATTATGACTCCGTTTGGGTGCCGAAGGCCCAAAGCTTCATCGCGAATGTCCGAGCGGATCTCGGCATTCCCGATCTGCCTTTCGTTTGGCTGGGGACAGCTCCCAAGTACGAAGTTGGCAACGGACCCGATTACGACAATCTCTCCGGACTACCGCGCAGAGCAGAACGAATGAGAGCTGCCCAGGCCTCCCTGGCTGAAAACAGCGGCCATGCCAACGCGGTCACCGGTGTCCGCTTCGTATCCTCCATCGATAGCCCCTACGAGGGCAACGGTAACCACGTTCCTGACGCTTGGGGTTACCACAAGGAAGTTCACCATGATGCAGCCGGTACCGAGGGCAATGGATACGTCCTGGGTAACGTCCTTCGCTTCATGCTCGATCCCAATATCTACGACGAAAACGGCGAGAACCCGGTTGGCATTCTGACGGATGGCAACGGAGATCCCATCTGGGATGCAAACTACGATCTGATCACCGAGTAAGGAAAGTAAAATGCCAAGTCTTCAAGAGGTTATGGAAGCTCTTCCCTCCACCGGTGGGGCGGATCTGGATACTCTTCTGGTGGTATCCGGTGGTACCTTGAAGTGTATCTCCCGCAGCGACCTCCGAGGCCCGGTGGTTCTGCAGGAAGAGGCATTTCGTACCGCGGCCAGCTTCCAAATCTTCCCCACTCCCCCTGCCCCGGATGGAACCCCCTCGACTACGCTGACAGATTACACGACCCAGCTTGAAGAAGCGCGCGACTGGTCGATTGCCTCGGGTGGGATGGTTCTGTTCCCGGCGGGCTATATTGGGTTCACCGGCCCGTTCAAGCTCAAATCCCATATGTCGTTTCAGGGTGCTGGACGAGAGAAGACCATTTTCTACAACCTGGCCACGGATCAATCAGACGGGTTCACCAGCCTCCTCCCCGATGAAGACGCCAACGTGGACGGAGCCTGCTTTGTCCATCTAAGGGATCTGAGTATCTCGTGCGGATGGGACAAGACCGGATCGGGAGGGGCTTGGAACTATCCCCGGGCAGAGATGACACAGGTAGGCCTTCGCCTCCACACCCCGATCTCGTCTACAGCCGTTCGGAACCTCAATCGGTTCAACAAAAACGACACTTACAACATCATCCAGAATGTTGGAGTGACCAACGTTGCCGGTGTTGGGATGTGGTTGGACGGCCGCGGTGAGATGATGCTGGACAGCCTCAACTTTGAGAGCTGTGCTATTGGAGGGATGTACTGCGGAAGCCCCGACAACTGGATTTCCAATGTTACCTCCCATGGTCACGGGTTCTGGGGAACCTGGGTCACAGCAGGCAACCTCCGAGGGGGCTTCTGGAAATCCTGGTTCATCGGTCTCAACAAATACGAGAAGCCGGATCAAGGTCATGTCTTCGAAGGATCCGGGAACAAGAACGTCGACCTCGTCGCCATTACCGCTCAGGATTGTTGGGGAGCGGGCATCCGTTGGGATTTCGCGGGTTCGAAGGTCACAGGCAACCTGGACGAATGCGGAGGCGGGCGGCTGTATCAGGACGGCTACGGCTACCGCGGTGCGCGCAGCAATGAAGACAATTGCTACATTCTCATCGGAAGTGCAGACTTCTCCGTGATTGAGATGTCCCTGGCCAATGTGATCGCCAACGGCTTCACTGTTCGGGTCGCGCACTGCGATGGTTCCGGACATGAGAACACTGACGTCCTTTATCACTTGGATGCCAACGCCGCTCAGATCAGCGAAACGGTCACGGCTGATGGGGGTTCTACCAACAACAAACGGCATATTCAGGTACGGCGGAAGGACGGTTCCATTATCTATGGCTATCGCACTATTGCTGAGCTGAATGACGAAACCCATGGCGTGAACCTGCATAAACAACTGGGTTCAGTCGCCATTCTGGATGATGGCCGTCCGGTCTACTCCTCCGGTGGACCAAGCGCCAGCTGGGTCGATGCAACGGGAACCGTGGTCGCGACACCAACCACTCCGGTCTGACCCTGAAATCAAGTCGAGCCACGCAGGTACATATTCTCAAATTACCCCCTTGGCTCGACTTACCAATTTAAAGTACATTCCCAGTCAATGAACCGCTTTGACTTTGTGAACCTTCGGAATGTACCTGCAGAAGCAAGTTGAAATCTCAGACGACATCGTCGCCCAAATCGAACATGTCACCCAGACTTCGGTCGATCGCGATAATATTGTTGTCTTCGAAGCTGCTGTTGCTTCAACCCGTCCTCTCACGAAGGTCGGCTCCATTTTTCATGGAGCCCGCATGTCCCGGCAACTGCTTCAGGATATGGCCGCGGCAGTCAATTCCGGAGATGAGAGCGTTCCCCTTCACACGCTTCATCTCCAAGGTGATGAGCTTCCGGTGGGACGGGTATTCCAGGCTTGGGTCCAGGAGGTTCCGGATGGAAGCGCCGACCTGCATGCCTATTTTTATCTGCCCCTGACAGAGACTTCGATCATCGAGAAGATCAATCTGTCCGTCCTTGATGAAGTTTCGGTTGGGATGAAACCCGATCAGGCCCTCTGTTCCAAATGTGGGTTCGACTACTTCGGGCAAGACGCCGATTTTATCCATCTGTTTTCGCAGACCTGTGAAAACGACCACACCATCGGTGTGGATGGAACCCATCTGAAACTCACCGGGCTCGACTACTGGTCGGAACTTTCCCTCGTTTCCCGGGGAGCTTCCAGCAAACCGAAAATCCTGAGCCGAGCCCGCCAATCCGTATCACAAGAAGCCATCGACCGAATGGCCGCATCGGGCACCCCCGTCGAAGCGGCTCACCTGGTCGTATCTCTCTCAGAAATGGAGGCCCCTGTGCCGAAGGAAATCAAGGCAGAGACCGAAACCGAAAACGAAGCCGAAAACGCAGCTGCAGCCCAGGCTGCAGAAGAGAACTCGGAAGAGCTCTCCGCGAAGGCAGGCGAGGAGAACGAGCAGGAGGAGGTCGAGCTGAGCGTTCCTGAGCAGATCGACGCACTGCAAGCTCAACTTGACGCCCTGAAGGCATCGATGACCGAAGAAGAGCCTGAACCGACCATCGAGGATCTTCAAGAACAACTCGCTGCTGCCAACGCCCGCATCGCGGAGCTCGAGGCCTCGGCAGAGGAAGAGGTAGAAGAGGAAGTTGACACCGAAGCGGAGCTCGATCTCCCGGCCGGTGGCGTCTCCCGATCTGCAATCGCGGACGCAAAGCGTGATGGGACACCCAGTCTCCGAGCCAGCGCGTTCAAAACCAACAAACACCGCAAGTAAAGAGGAACTGAACAATGGCAGTGATTGGCCAAGGCATCAGCCTTCGTGGGATGACCCACGAGAAATTTCACTATGCGTTCAACCTCGCCAGCGGCATCACGAAAGCCGATGAAGGCAAGGCAGTCGCCCTGGACACTACGGCGGCAAACCAAGTGAAGCTGGCTGGCGATGATGATCACATTATCGGCAAACTGGTCGTCGTCGAGGACCGCTCCGTAGAGGGCGTTCTTGTCGGGACCGTCGCGCTCAAAGGGGGCTTCGGTTTCACCGAAGTTGCCGCTCCCACCTACCCCCTTGCAGTCGGTGATACCGTCGTCGGCGCTGGTGGTGGTGAAGTCAAAGCGCGCGAGAACGCTGGTGGCACCGCCAAAGAAGCGGACCCCAACGCCAACTTCGTTGTTCAAATCGAAGCAGACGGCACTGTCGTCGCCGTGTTCGCCTAAGGAGACCCACAATGCCTTTTGATCTCGCACCCATTGCGAAAAACCGCAAACCGGTTGAGACCCTCCTGGCGGGTCTCAAATCGGAGAGCCAGCACGACTCGAAAGAGGCGGCATCCAAACTGGTCGCGAAAGCGCGTGAAGCCGGTGTCGGCCTGCGTGAGTATCTCACCCTGGCCATCGACCCGCGCATCGGGGAGCATGCTGAAGTCCATATGGCCGCGGGCCTGAACGGCTACGAAGCTGCCCTGAACTTCCTGGACCTCCCGCATCACAATGACCTGGAACAGGGCATTCTGCTGCAGGCTGCGTCGGACACCTTCCAGACCTACCCGGGCACCCGGGCTCTGTTCCCGGAAGTGGTCGACGACATGGTTCGCTGGACCAACCGGATGGAACAAATCGAAACGGCTGCTGCCCTGGTCGGTCAGTCCCGCACGATTTCCGGCGTCGAGATGGTGTCCACGGTCGTTACCGACGACAAGGATGCTCGTTCGACCTTCACCGTTCCTGAACTGTCGAACATCCCGGTTCGCACGATCCGGTCGTCCGAAACCTCGGTCAAGATGTTCAAGCATGGCTCGGCCTATCGGACCTCTTACGAGTTCAACCGCCGGTCCTCGCTGGACATCCTGACGCCGTTCGCCTCGCGGATCCTGCGTGAACTGGAGATTTCCAAGGTCGCTGCAGCCACCTCCGTCCTGGTGAATGGGGACGGTGTCAACGGTGCGGCCCCTCTGGTGGCTCTCAGCACCTATGGTGCGGATTTCTCCAACGGCAAGACGCTGAAGGACAACTACCGCGCCCTGGTGAAGTTCCTGATGTCCCGTGCAAAGGCCGGCAACCCGGTGGACACCCTGGTGGGCAACTTCGACACCTTCGTCGAGCTGTTCTTCATGTTCATGCCGACCGTCAACGGGGGCAAATCCGATGCACAGGCCGTCGCAGAGATGGGTGGTTACAACATCACCCTGCCGCTTCT